TCACTGCGTAAACGGCAGATACTGAGCAACAATCTCCGGAGGGTTGCTATGGGCGTCGGCAGCCGCGAAAAGACGTTGCTGTTCGTCACGACTCAATCGCCGGTCCCGGCCGGCACCGGGACTCGGCTTGCGAACGTTGGCGACGGGATTGAACGTCAGGCCAATTCCCCACTCCTGAATCGCCATCCGGAAGAGATGCCCGAGCACCGCAAGCTGGAGGCGAACCGTGTTGTTTGATTTGCCTGCCGCGAGGCGTTCATCGCGACACTTGGCAACGAGCTCGGCGCTAACGGCCGCGATCGAATACTTCCCGAAAAACGCCTCGAGATGCTTCGCAGAAAAGCTCTCGCTGCGCTGCGTGGTCGCCTTCTTGGTAACCGACACCTCTTCCATATACCGCTTCAGTGCGGCTGACACCGTGAGTTTTTCGGAGGGAGCACGCGACAGGTAGACACCCCGAACTATCTCATCTTCGGTCCGGCGGCCCCAATCCTCGGCGTCACGTTTGGTGCGGAAGGTCTTGGCCGTGGTCGGCCAACCGATCTTGCGGATGACTGCCTTCCACGTGCCGGAAGGCGTCTTGACGATGGTTGCCATGTACCTGTTCTGAGAGCTGACTGTACCGAAAATGTACTTTTCAACGCCCAGAATGCACAAGGGGTTACGTGAAATTCACGTAACCCCTTGATTTTATTGGTGCCGGCTGCAGGACTCGAACCCGCCACCTGATGATTACAAAGCAGTTGGAATTTCAAACGATTACAATAACTTAGCGCAATTTCCCGTTTCCAAATTGCACTTTACCGTGGCCTTCCCAGCCTTGTCTGGCAAGGTTCGAATTCGGATTGGAAACGCCTTGAGACTCACGACTAATTCAAAGCGAAATCTCCCTGAGAGCTCGAATCCAATCCTCGACTGCGGATTCACGCCAGGCGACAGCCCGAGCGCCTAGCTTGACACCCGCCGGAAATGTTCCTGCGCCAATCCTGCGATAGATCTCGCTCTTGGACAAACCAATGCGTGCGCGGACCTCTGCGAAGCGCAGGAGGCGCTCCGGGCGATCCAATCGCGAACATTCCTGCAGGTCACTCATGCTATTTCTCCTAGTGAAATCTCACGCGAGATTGTTGGACGCAGGTGACAGCGCCCGCTGCCCTCCCCGCCGTTGCAAATTCAGCCGGACGCCCGTCAACTCTGACAGGATGGTTACGTGTCGATAACGCGTGCTACAGTCCCCGCGGATTTCGTCATAGGAGTTCAGCATGGGATTCGCGTTCATTCGAGAGGGCGATCATACGGACCACGGTGGCACTGTACTGTCATCCGGAGCGATTACTTTCATCGACGGTCGGCCAATTGCGTTTGTCGGCACGATGGTCACCTGCCCCAAGTGCAAGGGAGTATTTCCGATCGTCACCAGCAAGAATCCCGGCATGAATTTCGACGGTCGGCGAGCGGCATTTCAGGGTGACATGACCGCATGTGGCGCGACGCTGATAGCCAGCCAGGGCAATGCGGTTGCGAACGTTCCCGTGGGTTCCGGCGGGACCACGATGTCCGCTCGGCACGAGGCCGATGGTTCAACGGAGCGTTATCGCGGTCGATTCCAGGTCGTCGGCGCCGACGGGCAGCCGGCCGCAAACAGCCCGTACAGTTTGCGAACGCCGGAGGGCCAGACCATCAGCGGCACAACCGACGGAGACGGTTACACCCAGTGGCATCACGCAGACTCACCTGCCTCCCTGATATTCGGTCGGGAGAAGCCTGAATGAGCCACGACGTTCCCGGCGGAATGTCGACCGAAGGTACGACGACTAAGGTGTATCTCGGCGGCGATCTCGATCAACAGGACAAAAAAGTGCTCTGCGGAGCGCTTTGCCAATGCAAGAAAGGCCCGAACATCAGCATCGTCGGCGCCAGACTAAAGCAGGCATGCGTGGCGACAAAGCTGAACGCGCTGGATGCTAGGGGCGATAGCATCTACAAGCCCGAAATCAGCTACAACATGAACGAATACCCGCCCGCGCCTATCATGTCGTCGCGAAATCCGCTCGAGCCGCACGGGTTTATTCCGAACTGGATCAAGGCTCACTACCCGGAAGGCTACGTCCCTGGCGTTGGCTGGATCCGACGACCTGATGTCGTGATCGTCAAAGATCCCGGAAAGCCGCCCACGCAAGATAATCTGTCCGGCGTGGTCGAAATGAAATTCCCGCCGGACAAACGTGACATCGAGCAGATAACGGATTACCAGGAAATCGCAGGCCCGAACGCAAAGGTCACCGAACTCGACCCCGCAACCTGTGGCTGCCCCGACGACGGAGGCGAAGAGTCATCCAGTCCGACCGCCGACGCGCTGCGCGACGCCTTTTCGTCGATTGGAAGGCAGGTGAGGAAGCTGCTCAACCAAACCGGAGCAGGCCCCGCCCCAGGAGGCGGCATGCCGCCGTCTGTACCCGTTCCAGTTCTCTAACTGACATGACCGACAAAGCATTCATTGAATACGCGAAAGCACATCAGCACGAAGCGCTGATTCCGGGCGGAGCGCTCGAACCGACCGACAAGCACGACTATGTCGGTGCTGCCGTCGTTGTGCGTGGCGCACTGTTCTTCCGTAACGCTGCGGACCCTGAAGTACGCCGTGCGATATCGGAGTGCTACGAGCAATATCGCGAGATCGCGAAGGACGAATTGAAATGGCTTTGGCAGGACGGCAAGGCGCCCGTCAAGATCAAGGGCGGAAACCTTCCCTCCGGCACGTTCACGTCATACTCCGACAAGGCCGCACTGACCGCATACGTGACATCAGGGGATGCCTCAGCCGACGCCGGGTTCTGGCATTTTCAGGTGTTCGGTCAGCAACGCTGGCGCGAGGCTCGCCCGCATGCAGGTCTGAACACGCTGACATTTTCCACGTCGCTGCTGTACGTCGCCGAGAACCCTACTGCGTTCCAGAAACTGTTCGTAGACTTCGCCCGTCGGCTCAAAGTTGTCAGTGGGTATGCCGGATACGCATTGAATCTCAGTCTCGCGAAAACCGCCGCAAATGTGCCGACGGAATATCAGCTCGCCAAGCAGATGATTGCCCTTGACGTTGGCGAACCGCTACTGCAGGCGGCACGCCTTCGCGACGGCATCAAGACGGTTGGCTGGCTTACCGCGCTCGACAAGGAACTGCTCGATAAGGCAGGCGGGCTCGATACCCTGCGAAACGAACTGCCTCCAAACTGGTACGCGCTCTACGAGCTGAACGGCGGCGTTGTGATACAGGCTGGCCGGCGCCCGGAATCGGGCTCGTCGACCGACGGCGATGAGAACGGGCCGCCCGTTCCCCCTCCCAACTACGTGATCCTCAACGCTGCCCTCAAATCGGTGCGCGTTCCTTCCGTGTGGCAGTTGCAAATTGGCCAGCCAGGCTCGGCTTCACCGTATTTCGCCACGACGGCCGAAAGCGATGACTGGCTGCGGCGCTTCGATGTGCCGGATGGTCAGCTTGTCGAGTACAAGGCGAAGCTGCTCCATACACCATCGCTCGATACCGACTGCATGTTGCCGGATCACATGTGAGCACTAGGCGCGAGCGAACGTTCTGCTGTCTAAGCTGACGCCATGACAAACGACGAAATCGCTGCCTGGGCCAAGGATCCGCGCCGAGCGGACACGATGCCCTTCGGCCTGTACGAGCCCGCGCACCAGAAGGGCATCACCGGTGCCGCCTTGGTTGTGCGGGGCGTACTCTACTTCCGCGACGGCTTCACACCCGCCGTCCGCCAAGCCCTGGTGCGCTGCTTCACGCAATACAACGCGGCGATCGAGAAATATCACCACGCGCTTGAGGTAGCAGCCGGCGAGCAGCCATCGAAATCCGGGCCGCTGCGCTGGCTGTACGCCGAGGGCGAAGAGCCGGCCCAATACGACAAGGGCCCTGGATTCGAGAGCATTGCGGCGCGCGTGCCCGCCGACGAAACGCTCGCGGTCGCGATGACGAGCGCCGAGCACAAGCTCGCCATCGGGTTCTACGAATTTACCGTGTTCGCGCTGAGCGAAGGGAAAGCAGCGCGCAGGCGCGGTCTCGACGGCTTGGCCTTCACGGTGCCGCGCGCGTTTCTCGTCCAGCTGCCGGGCGTATTCGAAACGCTGTTCAATGCGTTCGCCAAGGATCTACCGACCGTCCACGGGCACGGCGGCCTGGCCGTGAACGTGCCACCGATGGGTCGGCGGCCGAACGAAGCCAGCGAGTATTTCTACGCGCGCCGTTTCGGGCCCGGCATCGACGTCGGCGATCCGATGCGATCGACTGTCCGCAAGCTCTACACGAAGATCAAGACCGTCGACTGGCTGAACGCGCTCGACGGGGATCTCGTTCGCACGGCTGGTGGCGCATCGTCGCTCATGCTTCCGCCTGACTGGTTCTCCCGCCACCCATTCGGTGACGGCGGCCTACTGATCAAGGCCGGCGTCGCGCCGGAGTCCGGCGTGTCCAACGGACCGGGAATTCCCGTCTCGCCGCCGGCCGCGTACATCATCCTGAATCGCGCGCTGAAGCCGATCATTGCGGAATCGGTCGATACCCTGCAGGACGGGACGCTCGATAGCACTGCGCCACTGCTCAATACGGTCGTCGCGACCGAAGGATGGCTGCGGCGCTTTGATGTGTCGGATGACCAGCTCAACGCCTACTGGGTGGAATTGCACAAAACGCCCAAACTCCATAAGGATGCGTAGGTGTATAGGCGCTAGCGTTGTTCGCGCCAGAACATTGGCTTCGGTGTTTTACCGGCGTGTCGGAGGTCTCGGGCAGCATGCCGCTCTGGGCCATGGGTTTGCCATAAGCCCACAAATACTGTATAAATATACAGTTCCAGGGTAAGCCAGCGGGCGCTGCGCCCGGCGGCAGGCCAATGGACGAAATATTTGCCACTTGTCAAGGGGGTTCGCTATAATCCCCGGTTAATAGGAAAAACTAAACCCTTTGAGGCCCACATGAACACGCTCGCCTTTGCATCGCCAGAGCCGTGCAACCTCGGGAAGAAGGCCGTAGGCGACCTGGCGGAGAAGGTTGCCCGTCATATTCAGTATGAGATCGGCTCAGACCTTGAGTCTTTGGTAGCTCGCCTCGGTGGGGAAATTCGCTATCAAGACATCTGGGCGCTGGACTCGAGCGAATCGGGCTCTATTGAGATCCACGGCGACAACAAGTTCGTTGTTACGCTCGCGGCACATACGAGTCGGGCTCGCGATCGGTTCACGATAGCGCACGAACTCGGCCACTACTTTTTGCACTATCGCCTCCCTCGCGTAAAGGGTCGTGACATCGGGCCAATGCGAGCAGCGCGCTACGGCGGAGATCAGGCAGAAGTCGAGGCAAACTGGTTTGCAGCGTCCTTTTTGATGCCAGAGGCAAAGTTCACCGAAGCGTTCCACGCAACGGCGGGTGACCTTGTGGCGCTCGCGTCACAGTTTGGCGTGTCAACGTCTGCCGCAGGCGTTCGCGCAAAATCCCTCGGCTTATAACAACAAATCGGGCGACGAGCCTACTGCATCCGTCATGACAAGCGATATCTTGGCGGAGCTTCCGGATTTCTTAAAGCCGAAGCTCCGCCTTTTCATGAGCGTTGATATCACGGGGTCAACGCAATTCAAACAAGCCCTTTCACACTCGCCACACAAAGGCGGCACAGCGCACAAAGAAGACGGTGAGGAAGGATCGCCTTCTGAACCGTGGCTCTCTCCCATTCTTGAGTTTTACGAACAAATTTCAGCGACGTTCGAAGACCAATGGAAGGTGGTAACTAAGCACGCGCAAGAGGAACAGCACGATTGGCCTGTTGGCGATCGACCCACCGTGTGGAAGGCCGTTGGCGACGAGCTGATTTTCACGAAGATCCTCACGGACCATCGCCAAGCGTACCTGTCCGTGCTCGCCTGGCTTTTGACGATCCAAGAATACCGGCTGCGGATTAAGGAGCACAGCGCTGGGCTCGACTTGAAATGCGCGGCTTGGATCGCTGGATTTCCGATCAACAATGCAGAAGTTATTCTCGATCACCAGTCCTCGAACGGTCTAGCGGGCTGCGATGACGGCGACTACATTTTTGGCAACCTGGCGCGTCTTTTTGCGGCCAACGTAGGTCCGCAAACGCACTCCGGGTCCAGCTCTGAGCGCAGTATTACGGGAATCCGAGATTTCATAGGCCCGTCTATTGATACGGGGTTCCGCGTTGCGTCGGCTGCATCGCCGCGCAAATTCGTGCTAGCGGCTGACCTTGCATTCATGCTGTCGCACACAGCGGGAAATCTTCCTACGTCATGGAACCTCAAAAAACTTGAGTTTTATTACGAAGGCCGAAAAGATCTAAAGGGCGTTACGAATGGAACTCCCTACCCGGTATTCTGGGTGAATGCCGTTATCCCTGACCCGCTGATGGAGATCGAAGATAGGATCGAGAACCGTGAGCCGACCCGGGCGAGTGAAGTCAAGACTTTCTGTGAACGCTACCTGGAAAAAAACAAAGATACACACGTCATGAAGCCGTTCATCTACGGCGATCTGGACGTTCTGTTCAAACGGGTTCCTCCGCGGCACATCGAGAAATTGAACAAGCTCGCCAGCTATTGGAAGCTGGAAAACGCACGGCGCGAGGCCGAGCGGAAAGCGCAGCTGGATCCGGAGAGCGCGGAACAGCAGCCGGCACCGGAAACGTCAGGGAGCGACCTCGAAACGCTTTCGACGCAACTCATCCCAGACAGCACTCAAGTTGAGCCTTCTCAACCTCAGTCCGAGTAGCGCGGCGATCGCGCGCATGTCCAGTTATGCGCGCGATTTCTCTATTACCCAAACCGTCGAAATCCCGCTTTTTGCGGTCCGGTGAAGGCCGCGCGGGCGGCATCTCGTACTCGTCGAACGCCTCAACCTCTTCACCGGGCCATGCTGACCACGCCGATCAGGACAATCGAGACTGGTCACCGCCACTTCTCGAAGTCCAAGAACTCCCCGAATCTGCGTCTCACCCCCTCGGAGGCCTCGCTCCAAAACCACTGTCGAAGCTCGTGGCGACGCTCGACATCCTCTGGACTTTCGGTCCGCCCCTTCCCTCTAGTCCGAAACTCGATCGCCTCGAATTCACCTGCTTGCCGAATGATGAACTTGGCATAGGCAGCCATCGACGCACCAAATAGGAACTCCAGCTTCGGGATCGCATTGGTAAAGTCGACCCGCAACTGCGCCCTTCGTTGAGTCGGCCCCGCGTCACTTCGTTCAGATAGCTCCAAGTCAGCGTAAACATCTCGTACCGCGCCTGAAACAGGTCGAGATTCAGTTTTCCCTTGGCAACACGAATCTGCTGGTGAGCGATGACCCACGATGCAATCGCGACCACAATCGCAACGAGCCCGGGCGGCACGCCCTTCATCAGCTCGAAGCAAATCGTGTGTTCCTGGCAGATAGTTTCCATCGTCCCCTCTGTATGAAGTTGGTCACATACTCGACCCGTCACAGCATAACGACGGATCGCGTCGTGTCCGAAAACAGTCTCGATGCATAGGTGCATAACCAGGGCGCATAAAGCTGCATTGAAGAATCGGACCGTCGATCACCCCGCCGCCCCGGCTGGGCGGCCCGCAGCGGTCAGTGCATGCGTGCATAAAAACCGTTCATTTTTGCGGGCAGGTGGGGCGGGGTCACAACTGCGCGCGCCGGGTCGTAATCGTCATTCCCATACCAGGGTCCGGACGTTAGAACCGGGCGCCGATGCACCATGCGGCCCGCCACGGCCCTGCGACGGCCTCGGTCGACTCTCGGGGTGCATTGCGGCGCGGGCCGCCCTGAGGCGCTCTAACCCGTCGAGGCCTCACAGCGGCGACAGACGCAAAAAAGCCGCCGGCACCTAAGTGCTCGGCGGCTTTGCTTTGCCTGGTGTTCGGTCGCGCGTCAGCCCTTCGGCATCTCGAAAGCCCTGAACCGCACGACCTCGATCCCGATCCAGTCGTTCAGCTCCCGGAGCCGCGCCTTCAGCGGCTCGATCTCGAGGCCATTGAATACCCCGGCCGCCTTCTCCACGTCACCGAATCCGCCGGCGTTCGACGGGATGATCCCCATCAGTTGCGGCGGCACGCGGTGCGCCGCAAGCTGATCCTCGACCGTCACCTTTTTGATGTTCCAGAACTCGTCTTTGGCCGCGACCTCGCCGATCGGCAGGAGCTGGATGCCGTCCTTCTTCCCTTTCGGCGCGTACATGAACAGGTTCCGGAAATTGCCCGGCCCCTTCGCGTTCTTCAGCGCCGAGCGCAGGTTATCGACATCCTCCTGCTTCTCGGCCGCGTCGGTCATGTACAGGATGAAGCCGGCGTGGCTGCCGTTCTTGTAGTAGCGCCGGCGAAACAGCGTCGCGCTTTCGTTCAGCCAGGTCGAGTTCAACGCCGACAGGTATTCGGGTAGCCCGTAGATCTCCTGGTTCAGGTCGGGCTCGTACAGGTGATAGACCGAGCCCTTCGGGAACTCGTACGGCTCCCGCACGTTCGTGACGAACCAGTATTGACCCGGCTCGACGCCGACCCGCGTGTACTTCGCGAGCGACGACTTCAGCGCCATCGGTGCGCCGAGCCGGTTCGTGCGCAGCTCGAGGTAACTGTTGGCGAAGACCAGGTACTCGAGCACGTACCGGCTGAAGTCCGCGCGCGACAGCAGCGGATGCTCGATGTACGACTGCACGAGGATGTTGCGCTTTACGTAGATGGCCGAGCTGTGGTGTGGCGCGGCCCGAAACGAGCGCGCGAGGCCGTCCAGGGGCAGCGGGGGCTCGTACCAGTTCCCCATCCGCATGCATTCGACATACTCAAGCAACTCGCGCCGATCCATCACCTCGATCGGATCGCCAAACGAGAACACCTCCGTGCGCGGCGTCGGCGCCGGCGTGGGTTCGGCGGTCTGCTCGGCACGGCCATGCGTGCGGCGCCCGGCGCCGCGTCGAATCTTGCGTGACATCAGAAAAGCTCCATAAATCCGGTATTGGTGCTCGTCGCGCCCTCGAGCGGCTCGTTCGCGAGCGCGTGCATGCACGCCCAGGCCAGGTCGCCGTGGCTCGCCTCTTCGGATCGGCTCGCCTTGTACGTGACCTGCAGCCCGCTGGGCGTGATCGTTTTCTTGATCGCCATGAACGCGGCGGCGAGATCCTTCCAGCCCGTGTCGAACTCGAGCCGGCCTTTGCGGATCACGTTCTGCGCCTTCATCACGAGCGCGGTCTTGATCTCGACCGAGTAGTGGAACGGCGTCGCGGCCGGGAAAAACTTCGTGACGAGCTGATAGACGCCCTGCCCGATCCCGGTCGTGTCGATGCCGATGTAGGTCACGCGGTAGCGCCTGGTCAACGCCTCGATCTGCGCGGCCTGCGCTTCGAAGTCGAGGCCGTGCCACTGGAACCGCTCGAGCACACGGAATTTGCCGCCGGGATACTTCGGCGGCGCCAGGACCACGCAGCCCGCACTGTCGCCCGTGTGCGACGGGTCGTAACCGATCCACACCTCTTCGTCGCCGAACGGACGCAGGTACAGCGGCTTGAAGTCGTCCCACACCTCCCATGTGTCGACCATGCACGTCTGCAACGTCGCGAGCGGGAAGACCGACAGCGAATCGTCAATGAACTGGCACAGCAGCAGGTTCGCGTATTCGTCCGCGCTGTATTCGAGCTTCAGGCGTTCGAGGTCGAACAGGTTGCAGCCGCCGCGCACGGCGTCCTCGACGGTCACGACCTGCCGATACTGGCCGTCCGCACACGCGCGGCCCGCCGCAAGCGCAGCATTCGAGATGTCGATCGAAACACGCTGATCCTTCGGTCGGCCGCGGTTGAACAGCGCACCAGACCAGAACGGGTACGCGTCGTGCGCGAGGCTCGACGGCGTCGAGAAATACGTCTGGCGCCACTGCGAATGAATCGCCATGCCGGACGCAACCTTGCGCAGGTCCTGGAAGCGCGGAACCCAGAAGTACTCGTCGAAATACAGGTTGCCGTGATAGCTCTGCGCGGTTCGTGCGTTGGTGCCCAGGAAGTAAAGCATCGCGCCGTTCGGCAGTACCATCGGATCGCCCTTCAGCTCAACGCCGACCGCGTCCTTCGCGAACTGGACGATGTACTGGCGGAACACGTGCGCCTGCGCCTTACTGGCCGACAGGAAGATCTGATTGCGACCCGTGTTCAGCGCGTCGAGCAGCGCTTCGCGCGCGAAGTACCAGGTCGCGCCGATCTGCCGGCTCTTCAGGATGTTGCGAATCCGCTCTTTGAAGCCTGCCCGATACCAGGTGCGCTGATAGTCGAAGATCGATTCGAGGAACGCATCGTTCAACTTCTCGATCTGCTCTTCGCTGAACGCGTTGCGGTCGTCCGAGCTGCGTGATCGGCGCGTGCCGCCACCGCCCCCGGATTCGCTCACCTTTGCATCGTTCGCTGGTCGCGAGCGCAACCGGTCGAGCTGACGCGTCAGCAGGTCGATCTCCTTGAAGTCGCGCCCTTCCTTCGCCTCCTTCGTGACGAGCTTTATCAGCTGCGCCTCGATCGTCATGTTGACGCGATCGACCGGCTCAGTCTCGTCCCATCCATCGCGCTTTTTCCAGCTATAGAGCGTGGCCGGCTTCACGCCGAGCAGCTCGGCGATGCGCGCGATGCGATACCCCTGCCAGTACAGGTCGCGTGCGCGTCGGCGTGGATCAACGTCGGATGAATCGATGGGAAGTGCAGTCATGCAGCAAGGCTACCGACGCGCGCGCGTAGGCCCTACTGCATACGGTTGTATCGGTTGCGCGCACAACCAACATGCGTTGCGACACCGGTTCGAAGTGCCGAAACTGGAATCCCTGAACACAGCCCCCTCTCAGCGGATTCGCACATGGCACAGGACGCAAAGAAGACGAAGTTTTTCTGCATCGCGACGGAAGGCGCGACCACGGACGGTCGAAAGATCGACCGCAAGATGCTCGAGCAGATGGCGAGCAACTACGACCCGAAAAAGTACGGCGCCCGAATCAACATGGAACACATTCGCGGCATGTATCCGGACAGCGCATTCCGCGCATACGGCGACGTGATCGCGCTGAAGACCGACGAGCAGGACGGCAAAACGCGTCTGCTCGCGCAGCTCTCGCCGACGAAAGACCTGATCGCGATGACCACCGAGCAGCGCCAGAAGGTCTACACCTCGATGGAGGTTGACCCGGACTTCGCCGGCACCGGCGACGCATACCTGGTTGGCCTCGCTGTCACCGACAACCCGGCAAGCCTCGGCACCGAAATGCTCGAGTTCACTGCGAACAGCAAGGCGCTCGATTCGCGCAAGCAACGCCCGGAAAACCTGTTCAGCGCTTCGGTCGAGGCCGACATCGAGCTCGACGAAGACGAGGTGCGCACGAACGACGCCGGCAAGTCGCTGTTCTCAAAGGTGCGCGGCCTGCTGAACCGCAAGGAAGCCACCGACGACCAGCGCTTTTCCGACCTGTCGCAATCGGTCGTCGCGCTCGCGGAAAGCCAGAGCCAGGTGCTGGAGCAGCTCGAGAAATTCAACACGAACGTTGACGAGCTGAAGCGCGCGCAGAAGGACGGCGAAAAGCGACACAGCGAGCTGGTCCAGAAGCTTTCGCGCACCGACAGCAGCCCACAACAGCGGCCGACGTCGACGGGCAGCGACAACGGGGCGCAGACCGACTGCTAACCGCCCTCATCCCATTTCCCCTAGACGGAGAACCCATGCGGAACACTACCCGCGAGCAGTACAACCGGTACCTGGCTCGCATCCAGGAACTGAACGGCATCAGCGATGCCACGAAGAAGTTTTCGGTCGCGCCGAGCGTGCAGCAAACGCTCGAGACCAAGATCCAGGAATCGAGCGCATTCCTCGGCCGGATCAACATCCACGGCGTCGAGGAAATGGAGGGCGAGAAGATCGGCCTCGGCGTATCCGGCCCGATCGCGAGCCGCACCGATACGACCAAGCGAGCGCGTGAAACGCGCGACGTCTCGGCACTCGACAACCAGAAATACCGTTGCGAGAAAACGAACTACGACACGCACATCCGCTATCAGCAGCTCGACGCGTGGGCGAAGTTCCCGGACTTCCAGGCGCGTCTGCGCGATTCCATCATCGTGCGTCAGGCACTCGATCGCATCATGATCGGCTGGAACGGCGTGAAGGTTGCGGACGATACCGATCTCGCCACGAACCCGCTGCTGCAGGACGTGAACGTCGGTTGGCTGCAGCAGTACCGCAACAACGCGAAGCAACGCGTGTTCTCGGGCGTGAAGATTGGCAAGGGCGAAGAATTCAAAAATCTCGACGCTGTCGTTTCGCTCGCGCGCAACGAGTTCCTCGACCCGTGGTACGCCGAGGATCCGAGTCTCGTCGTGATCTGCGGCCGCGAGCTGCTCCAGGACAAGTACTTCCCGCTCATCAACCAGGCGCAACCGTCGACCGAAACGCTCGCAACCGACATCGTCGTCTCGCAGAAGCGTGTCGGCAACCTGCCGGCCGTCAGCGTGCCGTACTTCCCGCCCCATGCGCTGATGGTCACGCGCCTGGACAACCTGTCGATCTACTGGCAAACCAGCGCGCGCCGGCGCTCGCTGAAGGAAGTGCCCGAGCGCGATCGCATCGAGAACTATGAAAGCTCGAACGATGCGTACGTGATCGAGCAGTACGGCGCCGGCTGCGTGGTCGAGGACATCCAGCTCGTCGACGCTACCCCGGCCGCTCCGCAAGGTGGCGCATGACGAACCCGTTCCGCCAACACTTCCAGCGCACTGTCGCGGCGACGTCCGCGCGCGGCGCGCCGGCGAGTGTCGGCGGGCTGCGCGACGACTCGGCGTACACGCTGATGCTCGCGCAGCTCGACGAACACCGCCGCGCGCTGAAGGCTGTCGAGTCGCTCGAGCGCAAGGCCGATCTGAAACGGCAGTTTCTGCCCGCATACGACGCGTGGGTCGCGGGCGTGCTCGATGGCGCGGCCGGCGCGCAGGACGACGTGCTGATGACGATCATGGTTTGGCGCGTCGACGTCGGCGACTACCAGGGTGCGCTCGAGATCGGCGCGTACGCGCTGCGGCACGCTCTGCCGCTGCCCGACCAGTACAAGCGCAGCACGCCGTGTCTGCTCGTCGAGGAATTCGCCGAGGCCGCGCTGCGCGCCCATCGCGCCGGCGATGCGATCCAGGTCGAACCGCTGGTCGAGATCGAGCGGCTCACGGCAACGGCCGATATGCCCGACGAAGTTCGCGCGAAGCTGCACAAGGCGATCGGCTACGGCCTCTCCGCTTCCGATCCCGCGCGTGCCCTCGACCATCTACGCCGCGCGCTGCAGCTCTTCGCGAACGTGGGCGTGAAGAAGGACATCGAGCGGCTCGAGCGCGAGCTGAAGAATTCCGCCAACGGGGGCCAGTCCGGCCCCGGTGGCTGACACCGAGCGTACCCCGCGCACCAGGCGGCACGGGGCCGTAGCCGGCACTGTCCGCGCGAAAGCCCCGTCCACCGCCTCTACCCATCAACCTGACGAACCCGACCATGTCCTTTGTCTCGACCCCGCCGCTGCCGCGTGCGTCGGCGGATGCGGAACCCGCCAAGCCGATCAAGAACGACCCGTTCTATCCGGATGTGTCGCTCGAGCACGCGCGCGACACGATGCGCCTCGACGGGTCGATCACCGACGCCCGTCTGCGGCACGAGCTGCTCGCCGCGATCGCCGAAGTGAACGACGAGCTGCGCAGCGCACGCGCGGCGTGGCGCGATGCTGGCATTACGCGTCTGGCCGACATGCCGGCCGACCAGCTCGACGACGAAAGCGTGCGGCTGCAGCACTACCGGCGTGCGGTGTATTGCCTGGCGAAGGCGACGCTCATCGAGCGGTACCGCGACTACGACACGACGGGCGATGGCGCACGCCGCGCAGACGAGCTGGAGCCCCAGGGCGACGAGCTCCGCCGTGACGCCCGATGGGCAATCAGCGACATCATCGGCCGCCCTCGCATGACGGTGGAGCTGATCTGATGGAGGTGCGCGCGCTCCAGGGGGAAACCATCGACGCGCTTTGCTGGCGCGTGCTCGGCCGCACGCGCGGCGTCGTCGAAGCGGTGCTCGACCTCAACCGGGACCTGGCGCAGTACGGCCCGATCCTGCCTCACGGG